GATACTACAGCAACTGCACTCACTGGAGGAACAACACTCCTCTCAGGATTTACGATTGCTGGTGGTGCTTCTTTAAATGAGATTGATAGATTTGCTGATCTACAACTTGGAAGATCTGGTATTGGTACAATCAGTGATACTTACACTCTTGCTTGTGCATCTCCCAACACCAACAAATCAGCACTTGCGGTACTTAACTGGATTGAACAAAGGTAATTTTTATGTCTGATAATGCATATCTTGGCAACCCAAATTTAAAAAAAGCGAATACCCCAATCGAATTTAATGAAGAACAGATAATCGAGTTCCTCAAATGTAAGAATGATCCAGTTTATTTTGCTAAAAATTATGTAAAGATTGTTACTCTTGATTATGGATTACAACCATTTAAATTATATCCATTTCAAGAAAAACTTGTAAGGAGATTTCATGAAAACAGATTCAATATTTGCAAGATGCCTCGTCAGACAGGCAAATCTACAACTGTAGTATCTTTCCTTTTACATTATGCAATCTTTAATGATAATGTAAACATTGGTATTCTAGCAAACAAAGCAGCAACTGCTAGAGAGCTTTTAGATAGATTACAAACTGCATATGAGAACCTACCCAAATGGATGCAGCAAGGCGTTCTTATTTGGAACAGAGGGTCATTGGAATTGGAAAATGGATCAAAGATCCTTGCGGCATCAACCTCGGCATCTGCAGTCCGTGGTATGTCTTTTAACATCATCTTCTTAGACGAATTTGCATTCGTTCCAAATCATATTGCAGATGACTTCTTCTCGTCCGTATATCCAACTATTTCATCTGGTAAATCTACAAAGGTAATAATCGTTTCAACACCGAAAGGTATGAATCATTTTTATCGCATGTGGCATGACGCTGAACGTGGAAAAAATGAATATGTATTTACGGATGTTCATTGGAGCGAAGTGCCAGGAAGAGATGATGCTTGGAGAGAACAAACAATTAAGAATACCTCAGAGCAGCAGTTCAAGGTTGAGTTTGAATGTGAGTTTTTAGGTTCTGTAGATACTCTAATCAGTCCAAGTAAACTTAGAAATTTAGTATACGATCATCCAAAGACAAGAAACGCTGGTCTTGATGTATATGAAGATCCAGTCGAAGAAAGAGATTACTTAGTAACTGTTGACGTTGCTAGAGGCGTTGGTGGCGACTATTCTGCATTTTTAGTTACTGACATAACCAGTTTTCCACATAAGGTAGTTGCAAAGTATCGAAATAATGAAATTAAACCCATGCTATTTCCAAGTGTCATCCATGAAGTGGCTAGGAACTATAATAATGCTTACGTGTTGTGTGAAGTCAACGACATTGGCGATCAGGTAGCTTCAATTATACAATATGACCTAGAGTACCAAAACTTACTCATGTGCTCTATGAGGGGCAGAGCGGGGCAAATTGTTGGGCAAGGATTTTCTGGAAAGAAGACTCAACTTGGAGTTAAGATGTCCAAGACAGTAAAGAAAGTTGGATGTCTAAACTTAAAGACTATTTTAGAAAGTGATAAAATTGTAATAAATGATTATGAAACAATCAGCGAGTTAACAACCTTTATACAAAAAAATAATTCATTTGAAGCAGAGGATGGTTGTAATGATGACTTGGCAATGTGTCTTGTAATCTATGCCTGGTTAGTTGCACAAGATTACTTTAAAGAGCTAACAGATCAAGACGTTCGTAAGAAGTTATATGAAGAACAAAAGAATCAAATTGAACAAGATATGGCACCTTTTGGTTTTATTTTAGATGGATTAGATAATGGAAATTTTGTTGACGATTCTGGAGATAGATGGTATGCAGATGAATATGGTGACAGATCTTTTATGTGGGAGTACCTATCATGAATCTGGAAGAACAATTTGAATCAGAGCATCTATACTTAACTGAGAGAAAATGTAGATCTTGCGGTAAAGTCAAAGACTTAATAGATGGTTTTTATTTGACAAGGAAGGGAAGAGGCGGTATTGCTTCTGCATATGCATATGAATGCAAATCATGCACTATAAAGAGAGTAGTTGTTAGTAGAATGACTACCCGAGTCTTTGATAAGTGGGAATATCCTGACTGGTGACTTGTTCATGTGCTGTTTCCCCAATGTAAAGTGAGTTTTTAATAAATATTTTTAGACTATTCTGAGTACACCAAGGAGTAACAAATGGGCTATTTAAATTTAGCATCTCCAGGTATTCTGGTAAGAGAAGTTGACTTAACCACAGGAAGAGTTGACGCAACCTCTGATAGCATAGGTGCTTTAGTTGCCCCATTTGCAAAGGGTCCTGTAAGTCAGCCAACTTTCATTGAAACTGAGCAAGATTTGCTTGCAGTTTTCGGTAAAGCGTATACCGAAGATAGGCATTATGAGCACTGGATCGCGGCTTCTTCATACCTTGCATATGGCGGTGCAATGCGTATCGTTAGAGCCGATGGCGATTCACTAAAAAATGCTGCTGCAGATAATGACCCAGGAATTGCATTAACCGTTTCCACTATCAAAATCAAAAATGATTTAGATTTTGAAGCTAGTGGTTATTTGGAAAATGGAATTTCAGGAATTTCATTCATCGCACAAACACCAGGAACTTGGGCAAATGATATCAAAGTCTGCGTAGTCGATGGACGAGCAGATCAAATATTCACAGGTATCACCACAACAACCTACGCAACAATCGTAGGTGTTGGAACAACCCAAAGCGTAAGAGCTACACAATCACTTAGAGTTGGTTATGGCGTAAGTCAAGCGGTTCCCGCAAATACTGTTCTTGCTGGTGCTGGTTCTACCACACTACTAGATGGTTATTTCAAAGGAATTATCACTGGCATTAGTACCGCTAAAGGTGGAACAATTGAAGTTAAATTCCACTCACACGTATCTGCGGCTGGAACAGAAACTCAAGTAGATTATACCCCAACTGGTATTTACAGATTTGCTGATTCTGGAACTTTCCATTTCCACACTCAGGATCCAGTAACAATTGGAGTTACAACTTTAACTGATCCAGAAGTTGCTTATGGTACAACTTCATACAGTGGAGAGACCGATTGGTTTGATAATCAATATCTCGGTCTAACCAATAATGATTTCAAGTGGAATCAAATTGCTGATAGACCTGGAACTTCTGCATATGCTGCAGAAAGAAATTCAAGACATGACGAAATCCACATCGTTCTTGTAGATGACAACGGAACAATCACTGGCGTTCCTGGTCAAATTCTAGAGAAGCACTTTGCACTATCCAAGGCAAAGGATGCAACATCTTCCGTTGCAACTCCTTCCTGGTACAGAAAGTATCTCGTAACTGAATCAAACTACATTTTTGCTGGCAACCAACCAACTGGAGTTGTTACAACTGGTTTCCAAGCTAATAAGTTTGAGCAAGCACTTGATACAGATTGGCACCAAGACGCTCAAGATATTATCTTTGGTGGAAGAGGTGCATGGTCAGTTACAATGTCCAAGGGCGTTAATTATGATACTGCAGGAGCAGTTGGTGAATATGCAGCATCTGTTGGAGACATTTATGCTGGTTACGAATTGTTCGAAAATCCAGAGGAAACTGAAATCAACTTCCTCATCATGGGTTCGGCAAACTACAGCAAAGAAGGTGCTGGTGCTATTGCAAACAAACTAATCGAAGTTGCAGAACTTAGAAAAGATGCTGTTGCATTCATTTCACCATACAGAGGTGCTTTCTTAACCGAAGATGCACTAAACCCAATCTCAGAAATTCTTGAGAACATTACTAGTTTCTATGCGCCAATTACTTCATCTTCGTATGCAGTATTTGACTCATCATACAAGTATACGTTTGATAGATTCAATAAGGAATTCAGATGGGTTCCAATGAATGCTGATATTGCTGGTCTATGTGCAAGAGTTGATATTAACAACTTCCCATGGTATTCACCAGCAGGTACTTCTAGAGGTGCAATTCTAAATGCTGTCAAGTTGGCATACAACCCAAACAAGAGAGCAAGAGATGAACTGTACAGCAATAGAATCAACCCAGTTATCTTTAACCCAGGTGGCGGTATCATCCTATTCGGTGATAAGACTGGTTTAGCAAAAGCATCTGCATTTGATAGAATCAACGTTCGTCGCTTGTTTATCTTCCTCGAAAAAGCAATCTCTGCTGCCGCTAGAGATCAACTCTTCGAGTTCAACGATGAAATTACAAGAACTAATTTCGTCAACATCATTGAACCATTCCTCCGTGACGTTCAGGCAAAGAGAGGTATTCAAGACTTCTTAGTTGTTTGCGATGAAACTAACAACACCCCAGATGTTATTGACCGTAATGAATTTATTGCCGACATCTACATTAAGCCTGCAAGATCTATTAACTTCATCGGTCTGACCTTCGTTGCAACGAGAACTGGAATCTCGTTTGAAGAAGTCGTTGGTAGAGTTTAATTAATTAATTCTAAATACAACAAGAGGTCAAAACAATGGCAAGCTTAGGACAAAAAAATTCAATTAGCACAAGAGACAGAACTATTGATAGTTTTAAGAATAGATTAACTGGGGGTGGAACACGTCCAAATCTATTTGAAGTTGTTATGCAGTTCCCAGGAGGAGTTGTTGGCGGCGATGTTTCTGATATTGACCTTAAGACTAGATTTTTAATCAAGTCTGCGGCTCTACCAGCTTCAAACATTGCCCCAATTGAAGTTCCCTTTAGAGGTAGAACTTTAAAAGTTGCTGGAGACAGAAGCTTCGACTCTTGGACTGTCACAGTTATCAACGATACCGACTTTGCTATTCGTTCTTCCTTCGAGAGATGGATGAACTTTATTAACAAGGTATCTGATAACTCTGGTAGAACTGATCCAGAACAGTATACTACAGATGCTCTAATCTATCAACTAGGCAGAGCAAATGTAAGCCCATCTGGAGATCAACCAAGTGACGCAACTTTGCCTATCTTAAGAACTTATAGTTTCTACAACGTATTCCCAACAAATATTTCTCAAATCGATCTATCATACGATAGCAACGATACCATTGAGGAATTTACCGTTGAACTTCAAGTTCAGTGGTGGGAAGCTCGTGGAAATGGAGGATCTGTTGTCTAATAAATAGATAAACAGTCAGTCAATAGTTTTTATAAAATGGCAAAACTTTTTGGTTTCTCTATTGAAGATAATAACAAGAAACCCAAAACTGTAGTTTCCCCCGTTCCTCAAAATGATGAGGACGGGGTTGACTACTATTTAAGTAGCGGTTTTTATGGGCAATATGTAGATGTAGAAGGAGTATTCAGAAGCGAAGCAGATATCATTAAAAGATATCGTGAGATGGCATTACATCCAGAAGTTGATAATGCCATCGAAGATATCGTAAATGAAGCTATCGTTTCGGATTTAAATGATTCCCCAGTGGAGATTGAGTTATCCAATCTCAATGCGAGCGAATCCTTAAAGAAAATCATTAGGCAGGAATTTAAATATATTAAAGATCTTTTACAGTTTGATAAAAAAAGTCATGAGATCTTTAGAAATTGGTATGTTGATGGAAGAATCTATTACCACAAGGTAATTGATATTAAAGATCCACATGCTGGTATCCAAGAAATTAGACATATGGATGCCCTCAAAGTTAAGTATATGAGGGTTCTTAAAAAAGATAAGGGAAATGATATTAGATATGCTCAGCAATTTTCTGTGCCTGGACAAAACAAAGGGGTCAGTTTAGTAGATCCAGAAATCGACGAGTTTTATACATTTACTCCAGATTCAAGACCAGCTCCTTCTTATAGTCAAGGTGCTCAAAAGACGATTCAAATTGCACCAGATTCAGTAACTTATGTCACTTCTGGTCTTGTAGATAGAAACAAGCATCTAACATTATCATATCTTCACAAAGCAATCAAAGGTCTCAATCAACTTCGCATGATTGAAGATGCATTGGTTATCTATCGCCTATCACGCGCACCAGAAAGACGTATTTTCTACATTGATGTTGGCAATCTTCCAAAGATTAAAGCTGAGCAATATTTGAAAGATGTAATGAATCGTTATAGAAATAAATTGGTCTATGACGCTGCAACTGGAGAAATTAGAGATGACCGTAAGCATATGAGTATGCTTGAGGATTTTTGGCTCCCTCGCCGTGAAGGTGGTAGAGGAACGGAAATCTCAACTCTTCCTGGTGGTCAAAATCTTGGCGAACTTTCTGATATTGAGTATTTCCAGAAAAAACTTTATAGAGCATTAAATGTTCCAGAATCAAGAATTGCTGGGAGTGGTGATGGATTCAATCTAGGAAGATCCGCAGAAATTCAGAGAGATGAATTAAAATTCAATAAGTTTGTAGGTAGATTAAGAAAGCGTTTTAGTAATATTTTCTTAGATCTTCTAAAAACTCAACTACTACTCAAGAACATTGTAACCCCAGAAGACTGGGAAGTGATGTCGGAGCATATCCAGTTTGATTATCTCAAAGATAATTTCTTCTCAGAATTAAAAGATAATGAGATGATGACTGCAAGACTTGGTTTAGCAGCAACTATCGAACCCTACATCGGAAAGTATTATTCTGTGGAATATGTAAGAAGAAATATTCTTCATCAAACTGATGAAGAAATTAGAGAAATCGATAGTCAAATTGACCAGGAAATTGAATCTGGTGTCTTACCAAATCCAGAAGCAGAGATGATGGGAATGGAAGGTGAAGCAGGCGGAGTTCCTGCAGAAGGAGGAACAGCACCAGCAACTCCAGAAGGAGGGGAAATATAAATAAATAATAGGATTATTTTTTATTAACTATGAACCCAACTTCTGAATTAACAGATATGTTAACTGGTGGTGCATCTGCATCAGATGTAACCGATAAAATTAAAGAAATTCTCTACGCAAAAGCAGCAGAAAAAATTGATGCTGTTAGACCCGCTGTTGCAAACGCACTTTTCAACGGCGCTCTTGGAGTAGAAGAAGATGAAGAGTCTGATGGGGAAGATGAAACTGATGATGTTGAAACTTCAGAAGAGGAAGAAGAATGACTCAACGAATTAAAATAGTAGCAACTGAGGTAGCAACAGCAACTACTGCTGGCGCTGCCACTAGCATCACTCAAGCAACTTGTGTAAGACTATTCAATTCAACAGCAGGTGATGTTGTTGTTAATGTAAATCCAACTGTTGGATCTGCAACAACAAATTCATTCACCATGCCAACTAAGAGCGTTGAATATTTAGAAAAACTACCAACTGATGTAATCTACACAAATTCAGCAATCAAAGCAGCAAAAGTAGCTTTCACCAACTAAAGTCATGAAACTAATTACGGAAGAAATCGAAAATGTAGAAGTCATCGTCGAAGAGACTGATGGCAAAAAGAGTCTTCATATCGAAGGCGTTTTTCTCCAGGGAGATATCAAAAATCGTAATGGTCGCATGTATCCAATACATGTTTTGGAAAGAGAAGTTGGAAGATACAATGAGACCTTTATTCAAAAGGGTAGAGCTCTCGGTGAACTTGGACACCCTGATGGTCCAATCGTAAACTTAGATAGAGTTTCTCACAAAATCACTTCTCTTCATAGAGAAGGTAGCAACTATGTTGGCAAAGCAAAGATTCTAGATACCCCGATGGGTAAAATCGCAAGTTCTTTATTAGGCGAAGGTGTAAAACTTGGCGTTTCTTCCAGAGGAATCGGAACCTTAGTTAGACAAGAAAGTTGCAATGTTGTTGGCGATGATTTCATGCTTGCAACTGCTGCAGATATTGTAGCAGATCCTTCTGCTCCTGATGCATTTGTAGATGGCATCATGGAAGGTAAAGAGTGGGTATGGAATGGTGGAATCTTAAGAGAAAAGATGGCTTCTAGCATTAAAGAGCAAATTGAAGAAGCTGTCGATCAAAGAGCTTTGGAAGAACATAAGATTAGATTATTTAATAAATTTCTTTCAAATCTATAATTTATAAATAAATATAGACTAAAACACAAGTTTTAATCGGAGAAAAAACAAATGTCCGTTGGTAACAATTTACAAGAAATGGAGAGCGTAGTAACCAAAGGGGCAAAATCTGCAGAACCAATGCAGAAAACCCCCAATTATGTTCCAGATAATGGCTCCATCGAAGATCTCGGTGGTCCTACGCCTCAAAACTACAAAGCAGACGACAACTCTGCACAATTAAAGACACCTACCAAAACCGTTGGCAGCAACGTCGTCACCAAAGGTGCGAAGTCTGCTGATCCAATGCCAAAGGCTCCTAACTATGTACCTGATGCAGGTAAAGGATCTGGTGGTTATACCACTGGTTCTGGAAAGGGCAAAACCCGCGTTGAAGAAGCCGATACGGAAGGCGAGGTAGTTTCCGAGGAGGACACCACTGGAGATCTAAACATTGATATCTCTGAAGATATCAATGCAATGTTCAGCGGCGAAGAACTATCCGAGGAATTCAAGAATAAAGCAGCAACCATTTTCGAAGCTGCTGTTCGTTCTAAAGTTAACGAACTAGCAGAAGAAATTGAGCAATCATACATTGAAGCAGCTGCTCAAGAGATCGAATCGATCAAAGAGCAACTCACCGATCGTATTGATTCATACCTAGAGTATGTTGCTGAAGAGTGGATCAAAGAGAACGCCCTTCAGATCGAAAGCGGTATCAAATCAGAAATGACCGAATCATTCATTCAAGGAATGAAGGGTCTTTTTGAAGATCATTATGTTTCAATCCCTGAAGATAGATATGATGTACTTGAGGCAATGAGCCTTAAGTTAGACGAAATGGAAACAAAACTCAACGAGCAAATCGAACAAAATGTCTACCTATACGGTAGATTAAACGAGTCAGTACGTTACGAAATCGTAGCGGAATTGTCCCGTGGACTCGCAGAGTCCCAAAAAGACAAACTCGCTAGTCTTGCAGAAGGTGTTGAGTTTGAGAGTGAAGAACAATTTAGAGAGAAAATGACCATGATTAGAGAATCATATTTCTCTACTGGCACCTATTCTCAAATTAGTGAGCAGGCAATGGAACCTTCCATGAATGAAGTTTCCGAAACGATGTCAGCTTACCTCAGGGCACTCGGTAAGTACTCTGGAAAGTGATTTTTAGATCATAGTTTAATTAAACCTTAACCCCCATTTCCAAGACAAGGAGTTTAAAAAAAATGTTAGGTAACGCACATTACTTAGAGGAGAAGTGGGCTCCTCTTCTCGACGCCGATGGCGCTGAGAAAATCACAGACCCACACCGTAGAGCAGTCACCGCTGCTGTACTTGAGAACCAAGAGAGAGCACTAAGAGAAGAGGCAGGTATGCTTGCCGAAGCTCCTACCACTGGTTTTGGTGGTGCTCTAAGTGGTGGCGCTGGTTTCAAAGGTGGCGCTCTAAACTCAACTGGTGCTCCTACTGCAGGTTTCGACCCAGTACTCATCAGCCTAATCCGTCGTTCGATGCCAAACTTGGTCGCTTATGACCTCGCTGGCGTTCAACCAATGAACGGTCCTACTGGACTCATCTTCGCAATGCGTTCCAAGTATGTCAATGACAACGGAACCCTTGGCGATGAGGCATTCTTCAACGAGCCAGATACCGCATTCTCGGGTCTTTCAACCGCTCGTTCACAAGCTCTCGGCGCTGACTACACTGGTGCTACCGATGGTGGCGCTGCTGTTGGTTTCGGTACTACCCTCCAGCAGGGCAGCAACCCAGGTCTCCTAACCCTCAATGCTAACGGTCAGAACTACAACGTAGGTCAGGCTATGAGCACTGCTGAGGCAGAAGCACTTGGCGATGCTGGCAACGCTTTCCGCGAAATGTCCTTCAGCATCGAGAAGGTTGCTGTTCAGGCACGTTCAAGAGCACTCAAGGCTGAGTACTCATTAGAACTCGCCCAGGACCTCCGCGCTATTCATGGTCTTGATGCAGAGGCTGAGCTCGCAAATATTCTCTCAACTGAGATTCTTGCTGAGATCAACCGCGAAATCATCAGAACCATCTACAAGACCGCTGAGGCTGGTGCTCAGAATAACGTAGCAACCGCTGGCGTATTCGACCTCGACGTTGATTCAAACGGTCGTTGGTCTGTTGAGAAGTTCAAGGGTCTTCTATTCCAAATCGAGCGCGACGCTAACGCAATCGCACAAAGAACTCGTAGAGGAAAGGGCAACATCATCCTTTGCTCATCGGATGTTGCTTCGGCTCTAACCATGGCAGGTGTACTTGATTACACCCCTGCTCTCAACGCTAACCTCAATGTTGATGACACTGGCAACACCTTTGCTGGTACTATCAACGGTAAGTACAAAGTCTACATCGACCCATTCTCGGGCGGTCAGAACGCTTCTGGCGCTCAGTACTACGTCGTTGGTTATAAGGGCACTTCTCCTTATGACGCTGGACTCTTCTACTGCCCATATGTACCTCTCCAAATGGTACGTGCAGTTGGTGAAAACACCTTCCAGCCTAAGATTGGCTTTAAGACCCGCTACGGCATGGTCGCTAACCCATTCGCTGAAGGCACCAATGCTGGCGCAGGTCGTATCTGGGCATCCAGCAACCGCTACTACAGACGTGTACGTGTTGACAACCTAATGTGATCCAAAGGATTCACTGGTTGTTTCAGAGGGGTCATTGGACCCCTCTTTTTTTATCTAAATAAAAATAAAAGGTAAAATGTCAAGATTATTTGCTAAGCAGATAGAAAATAGAAATTTTCTGTCTCCAGGCGGATTTAAGTTTTCTATTACTAGGAAACCAAAAATTTCATTTCTCTCAAATTCAGCAACTGTTCCTGGTATTACTTTAGGAACTGCAACTCAACCAACTTATCTGAGAGATTTGGATGTTCCTGGTGATAAAATACAGTTTGAAGATTTTTCAATGTCTTTCCTGGTCGATGAGACTATGGAAAACTATATGGAAATTCACAACTGGATTATTGGTCTCGGTTATCCAGAGTCCGTGCAACAATTTAAAGACTTGTTGAATGATGAAGAGAGGGGATTGAATAACATTAAAAATCAATTCTCCGATGGAACACTTCAAATTTTGAACAGCAACTTCCAAGTTCAATCGCAAGTAAATTTTAAAGACCTCTTCCCAGTTTCCCTCAGTGCTCTGGAATTTATTGCTGACGATTCGGACACAAACTACTTTACAGCAACGGCATCTTTCAAGTATACTTACTATACTATAACTGACAGTCAAGGAAGAAAACGTTTATGAATGTTGAAAAAATACAGGAGATGTGGGAAACAGATTCTGTAATAGATCCTGATAATCTACATGATGCATCTATTGAAATTCCTAAATTACACTCCAAATATTATAACCTATATAATACAGTCACTCTATTGAAAAGTAACGCAAAACAGCAATACAACAGAGTACATCTAGACAGATATAACTTTTATACTGGAAAAGCAGATCCAGAAGTTTACGAAGAAGAACCTTTCCCATATAAGGTTAGAGATAAAGATTCTTTAGATAGACATTTGAAAGCAGACAAAAGACTTTCCGATATCGAACTAAAAATCCAATACTATGATGTAATGCTGAAGTTTTTAGAAGACATTTTAAAAACTATCCAAAACAGAACTTTTCAAATCAAGAATGCAATTGAGTGGCAAAAGTTCCAAGCTGGATTTTCATGACTGATATTGTTATTCAAAAAAAGAACGAAGTTTATTTACAGATACAAGCAGAACCACACATATACTACGAATTATCAGATCATTTTACGTTTGAAGTTCCCAATGCTAAGTTCATGCCCCAATATAGGGGTAAGCATTGGGACGGTAAGATCAGGTTATTTGATGGAAGAACAAACCAGATTTATGTTGGTTTGTTAGACAAACTCGTAAGTTTTTGTAAGCAATACAATTATGATTACGAATTTGTAGGCAATAAGTTTTACGGTTTACCCTTCGAAGTAAATGAGAGCATCTCAAAGGAAGGGGTAAAAGATTACGTCAATTCTATTTCAAAGTACGCTCCCCGCGAGTACCAAGTAGAGGGAGTATACGACGCTTTGAGACATAACCGAAGACTACTAATATCTCCAACTGCCTCAGGTAAATCTCTGATGATCTACTCAATTGTGCGATACCACGTTGAGAAAGGACAAAATATTCTGATAGTTGTTCCGACGACTTCCCTAGTAGAACAGATGTATAAAGACTTTGGAGATTACGGATGGGATGTTGGTTCATTTTGCCACAAAATTTATGCGGGTAAAGAAAGAGAGACAGATTCTCAGGTAATCATTACAACCTGGCAGTCCATCTACAAACTTCCCCGACAATATTTTTCAAGATTTAACGTGGTCGTTGGAGATGAAGCACACCAATTTAAATCGAAGTCATTAGTATCTATAATGACAAAACTTTGTGATG